TGATACTTTCTGGTGATAAAGACTTTATACAATTACAAAAGTTTCCTAATGTAAAACAGTATAGTCCAATCACAAAGAAAATGATAAATGGAATGAACCCAGATGACTATCTAAAGGAACACGTATTAAAAGGTGATACAAGTGACGGTGTACCAAATGTACTTTCGCCTGATAATACTTTTGTGGATGGTATTCGACAAAGACCATTAAGTAAGAAAAAGATAGCTACGATGGTTGAAGGTGATTTTCCAAATGATGAAGTGAAAAGAAATTATCAGAGAAATAAAAAACTAATTGATTTGACTTGCTCACCAGATGAATTACGGTCTGAGATACTTGATACATATAAGAGTGCTCCAGTTAATGACCGAAGCAAAATACTAAACTATTTTATAAAACAAAGACTAAAAACACTTACAGAATCCATAGGAGAATTTTAATAATGGAACTATTAATATCAGAAATCTTAGACAAGGTTTCCAAACTAAAATCGAAGAAAGACAAAGTAAAATTTCTTCAAGACAATAATACTGACTCACTACGTATGGTACTTAAATCTGCATTTGATCCTAAAATTAAGTGGTTATTACCAGAGGGTGATGTTCCCTATAAACGTAATGATGCCCCAGAAGGTACAGAACACTCTGTTCTTGCATATGAAGCTCGTAAACTTTACCATTTTATAGAAGGTGGTAATGCTGATATAACTCAAGGTAAACGTGAAACAATGTTTATCCAGATGTTAGAAGGTTTGCATGAAACTGAAGCAGATGTTCTATGTGCAGCCAAAGATAAAGTTCTTCATCAGAAGTATAAAGGTCTATCTGAACCAGTTGTAAAGGAAGCGTTCTCTTGGAATGACGAATTTATGCAGTTGGATGGCCCTGATCCAAGACAAGGACGCTAAATTAATTTAAACTTTTTTCACTTTTCGTTTAGAATCAATGACTTACAATGTACGATTTCCCTTGACAAACTTAATTCCTTCATGTATACTAATAATATAATCAAGAAAGAAAGGAATTACTGATTATGATTAATATTATGAAAACATTTGAAAGTCTTGAAGATGGTATTGCAAATATGATTGCTGCCTGTAATCATGACTATAAAAATTTCAGAACCACTGAAAAGATGGTTGAAGAGTTTGAAAACGGTTGGGTTGTCAAAAAAGGTAAGAAATATATTAAAATTTCTACTAACAACGGTGGTTCTGCTTGGGGTTTTATTGTCGCTACTGATGATGACAAAAAGTTTAAAAAAGGTGACTTGTTAAAGTGTGCTGGTTATAATGCACCTACAAGAAACGCTGCAAGAGGTAACGTCCTTAAAGGTGGTTTCTCTGTTAATTGGATGGGGCCTCTTTATTTGATTGGCCCAGAAGGTTATTCTATTAAATCAACTAAAACTGGAGTATTTGGATAATGAATATGATGATTAAATGGTTAAAAACTCCAAGAGATTGGAAAATGTTTATAGGTGATGTTCTAGGTATGAGTATGATATTTGGAATGGGTTTTGCTGCATTGGTTGCATTTTAATGAATTTTGTTCTTGTAACAGGTTCTAACATTTCTCGGCGTTCACTCGCTGAGAATGTTGTTAACTTTTGTATAGAGAAACTTATGTCTCGTATGAGAACCCTTGATATAGAAGTTAAGATTCGCAGTATGAAGGATGAGGGTGCAATTGGTTTTTGTTTGGAAACTGATAACAATCGTACATTTGAAATAGATGCAGAAAGAACTCTTGATAACGAAAACTTTATAGAGACAATTTGCCACGAAATGGTTCATGTTTGGCAAAGTGCGACTCGTAGAATGAAAGAAAAATCTACAAACAGATTATGGTTATGTAAAGACGGTAAGTATCGTAATTACACTAACTGTGATTATTATCGTCAACCTTGGGAAGTTCAAGCATATCGTATGCAAGAAGGACTCAAGACAAAATTTATGGAAAGTAATTTATATGATAAATGAAGCTATCATGGCAGGATTGATTATGTTCAGTCCAGTAAATGCAAATGAAGTCAAATACAATATATCGTCAGTTAAATGTCTTGCAGATAATATGTACCATGAAGCTCGTGGTCAAGGAACTGCTGGTTTACTTGCAGTATCAAGTGTTGTTATTAATCGTGTTAAAGATAAAAGGTTTCCTAATACAATATGTGAAGTAGTGAAACAAGGCCCAACAAGGGAAAGTTGGAAGAAAAATGGTAAGTATATTCCTATTAAAAATAGATGCCAATTCTCTTGGTGGTGTGATGGTAGGAGTGATGTACCAAAGGATATAAAAACATATAACAGATTGGTTAAAATTGCAGAGACTCTAATATATCATAAAGTTCCTTTTATAGATATCACAGATGGTGCTTTATTTTATCATGCTGATTATGTCAAACCCGATTGGGCTAAAACCAAGACTAAAACTGTAGAGATACAGGATCATATTTTTTATAAATGGGAGAGAAAATAATGAAGACAATACTAGCATATATACTTTATCATGTAGGGGATACTGTATGGAATATAATGGATACAGGGATACTACCAGAAAAGGTATACGATATCTTTTGGAAAGTCTATCAGAAGACTATGGGTTGGAGTAGTGACTTTGATACTAAGAATAAGGTATGGGATGGAGAAGTAATAAATGACATTTGATGAATACCAGAAATTTGCACGATCAACTGCAATATATCCAGATGAATGTAAAATCACATATCCAACACTTGGACTTTGTGGAGAAGCTGGTGAGGTTGCAGAGAAGGTAAAGAAGAACATCAGAGATGGTAAGTCTCTTGAGGGTGTAGGTCTAGAGTTAGGTGATGTCCTATGGTACATCTCAGCACTTGCAGATGACCTTGGTGTAACACTAGAAGAGGTTGCACAAGCAAACGTAGATAAGTTGCGGTCTAGAATGGAACGTAACAAAATTAAAGGAAGTGGAGACAATAGATGAATTTGAAATATTCAAAAGACGTAGTGAAAGATTACGACAATCTAAGTGATGGTCGTAAAGGCTATATTATGAAACGTGCTGAGAAGAAAGGTATTACTGTATCTGAATATCTTTTGGAGAGGTATAGTTAATGCTTATTAAGAAAGTTGAATACCACACGGTACATAGTCATTTTGATTATGATATTCCAGATGAGGATATTATTGCAGAGTTTGGTAGTGTTGAAAAGTTTGAAGAACATTTTGCAGACGAAACAGATGAGTTCTTTGAGTTTATAGAAGATTATGGTTACGATAGAGATGATGATTGGTTCTCTGATCGTAAAGGTGGATATGAAGTTGAATGGAGTTTTGTTGAAGAATGAACTGGTTGTTGATTTTAACTGTATGTGGGCCTTTGAGTGCCTATGACTGCAAATCTCAAATAGTTTCTGTACACCAAAAGATAGAACAGTGTACAGAAGAGCAACTAAAACTTGCTGATATGCCAACTGATGGTGATTGGAAAACTATAATCTATGAATGTAAATTAAAGAATGGAAGTAAAGCATGAACATATTTTACCTCGATAAAGACCCTGTAATTGCGGCCCAAATGTCTGCCGACAAACATTGTGTAAAGATGATTCTGGAGAGTGCTCAAATGCTTTCTACGGCCCATCGTGTTTTGGATGGAGATGATATCGCAAACGAAAAAGGTATGTACAAAATGGCTCACAAGAACCATCCAAGTACAATTTGGACTCGCTCTTCTGTGCATAATTATATGTGGTTGTACGTACACATGACTGCTCTTATGAATGAGTATACATACCGATATGGTAAACACCATGCGACAGAACGACTACTAGAACCTCTTAGTAAACCCCCATCTTCTATTCCTATGGTAGATTTTACTTCTCCGCCGCAATGTATGCCAGATTATTGTAAGGGTGATGATACTGTACTTGCATATCAGAAATACTATATAATAGAGAAATCAAAGATTGCTACTTGGAATAAAACACGATCAGCTCCCAAATGGTGGAAGGATAATATTAATGGAAAAACGAGAGGG